TTAGGCTTGTACCGATTTTGTACCAATCATCGATTGCTCAAGCTTTCCGACCTCTGACCAGTCAGTGGTTGACGATAGCCATTTTGCGTAAGTCGTTAGCAAAACTTGAACGCTGTGGCCAAGTTGGCCGGCGATAAACGCGGGGTTCATGCCTGCCATTAGACACATGGTTGCATAGGTGTGTCGGCAGTTGTACTGCGGTCGATGCCGTAGATCAAGCGCCGTCAACGCTTTGCTGAACTGGTCGCCGGTCTGAGACGGACGGCATATGAATTCAGACCCGCCCGATGGCGGAAACACATACTGCGATTTCGTCTTGATTCTCCGACGCTGTAGCAATCGATCATCGGCGACCTGCTTGGCTTGCCGCAGGGCATTCAACGCTCGGCTATTAAGCATCACTGTCCTCGCGTACTTCGTTTTTGTGCGTTCCTCTACTTCCCCATCTACAACGATCCGGCAGACGTGTGCAGTGCGCGCGTCCATGTCAATCTCATCCCAGCGCAACGCCGCTATCTCTCCTGTTCTCAGCCCGCTGAAGAACGCAAATTCAAAATAGGCGGCAAATATCCGCACGCCTGGCTTTTTAAAATTCGTGTACATCCACTCAATGATTGCAGCCGCTTCATCCCCAGAAAATGGGTCTACCTGCTTTTTTGTTTTCTTCGGTAGCTTTATCGGCGTCGCCGGGTTGCGATCGATCAGCTCGTCTTGCACGGCAGACTTCAGTAGTGAAGTGACCCGTGCTATCGACTCGCGTTTAATCGACTGTGTTTCCCAAACTGTTTCGCTTATTACCCTGCGTAGCACCATCGTGGTGATTGCCGTGATTGGGAGCTGCCCAAGCCATGGCATCCAGTAGGTGTTGATCGTCGCGCGATAGTTTCTGCGCGTGCCTGGTACGATCTCCAAGCTATTAATCCAGGCCTGGGCGTACTCGCCGAACGTCATCACCAGCGATACGGGCATGTAGCTGGAGTTTGGGAACAGCTCAGCGTATCGCTGATCATCCAAAACTCCATGCTTTGCCAGGCTTATTACTTGATCGCGTAGATCGGCTGCCGCTTTAATCCCTTTTGGTGTTTGTGGGTGTGAGAGAGTCTCGCAGCGTCGCTCGCCTCTCCAGGTGAAGCGAATGCGAACGGACTGGCCAACGAATTCAACTCCTGTGGGCAGGCCCATTGGCTTTCTAGCCATGCTTCATATCTCCTTAAGCTATAAAATATCCTGCCGTCTATCTTGTTCCAAACGCCTTCAGGAATTACGCGACGGTCGCGCTTGCCTTCCAGTGCGCGCTTAGTGGTGCCGATGATCTCGGCCATCCGAGACTCCGGCACTTTGTCAAGCTGAAAGGGTTCCTGTGTTTTCTGTGTTTCCGGCATAGGCATACCTCGCCCGCCGCTCACCGGCAGGCATGTAGTGGGATAGAGTGATAGCGTTTTGCTCGTATTCACTGATCGTGAGTACGGGTGTACAACTTCGTCTAACTCACCCAGTCAGCAGGAGGGCACGTGTCACACCACCTCGATGTTCCAATTGCCCACGCTTATCGGGGTCACACGATGTTTCTCAAGTTCGATTGGCGACGTCCGAACGACGAGGCACCGGTTGCCGCGAAGATCATCGAGGCCGCGCCAATTGATGGACTGGGCGAGGTTGCCGCCGAATTGATCGGACCCTGGCCGGACTACCCAGCCGCGCTGGATGAGGCCATGGCTGCAGCTGAGCGTTGGATTGACAGCCAATTACCGTAAGACCGCCCACCGGCAGGCATGTAGGGAATTGGAGTTAGGTGAGTGCCTTGCAGGCTTCGGCGGCAGCCCGAACGATTGCGCGCCGGGTTGGGCCCCCGGGTCTAGGTTGTGAGGCTCGCTCAGTTGGATCGTGGTGCTGTTTAGGCTGTATACGTCGGTGATGTTTGGGACCAGCGCCCGCTGCTCATCCATCTTGACGCCGGTATACGGCTCTACGCGAAGGGAGAGGGGATAAGCAGAAATATATAGGTACGTCGCACTCAAGGCCGCGAAATAGGCCCATACTCCGGCGCTTTGGGGGCTCGGAAATGTTCACTCGCGGTAGAACCTTTTGGACTTGGGCAAATCCGCACCTTCATTGCCGAACCAAAGATGAGCGTCTTGCTGACGGCGCTCAGGTCAACGTTCAGGTGCGGACTTCAAGCACAGGAGCTGTGCAGCTGTTTCTTGGGTTATACGCTCCGAAAGGAATTATGATTTTTGAGGAATCGTTTGACTCACGGCCTGACCAAACAATGACGCAAGCCATAGAATGGGGCATATCCAGAGCAAAAGAACTCTGGACTATCTCCAGGGAAAAAGCCCTGAATACGCGTAAGTTTTCAAAGCTCCCTTGATCGATATCTGAGTAGTCCACGTGACCGCTCATCGCTCTATTTGAATGCGCACATGTAATTAGATGTCACTGCTTCGGTGGGAACATTCCGGGGCCTCCGGCAATACCCGCCGCAAGGCGAATTTATGAGCGGAATAGACGACTTCAGATTTAAGTCCCACCACCTTTTGATCGAGCTAGATGCAGCGACAAGCATGATGATGCAGCTGGTTTCATCCAAGGAAGTGGTTGGGGCTGGCTGGGACGCTGCCGCCCTGCGCCACCATGAAGCCTTCGAGGCTTGGAGCGATTTTCTCAACTCTCCTGAAAGCCCTTTGGCTGAACCGCCGCCGCCGATTCACTAGCGCTCGTTACCAGATTATGGGCATTCACAACCGTCATGCCGAGTCATTCGGCGATCAGGACTTCCTGGCGGGCACCCTTTTAATGCTCCCAGCAGAGCAGGGGGCCACGGTGCCGCATTCCATCAGGGCGGCAATCTCGCGGCGCATGCAGTCGCTCCAGGTTCCGCAGTCGGGATTGATCTCGGCGGGGTTGGTGACGGCGTGGCCGACGGCGCACAGGTTGGTGGTCATGGCGTGGAAGGCCGCGAAGTTGAGGCCGGGCAGGCCGGTCATGGGTCCGCTAAGGTAAATCCGTTTCACGGGGAGTCCTTGCCGGGCCATGCCCGGGCCGTGGAGTGAAGGAGGATGGGGGTGAGGTGTTGAGTAGTGGTTTTTTGCCTTCATGAGTAACCTGTTAATTTGCCGATTCATGCTAAGCTCGAAGTCAAACTGCGAGTGTGCAGACATGGAAGCGCTGAAATAGGACTCGTTGATGGATAGTGATACCACTAAGCTTTTATTGGACTTGAACTGGTCACTAGAGGAGTTATCAGAAGTCACACATAACTATACTCGAGTTTATGGTTTTGCCTTTTCACTCTTGGGTGATTTGCGAGGTAGTGAAGAACGAAAGGTACAGCTTGTATATAATAAGTTTCCTTGGCGTGGCGGCTATAGTACGGTGCATTTTTTTAACAATCTTTTTAAAGGTATTCCTGAGAACGGTAAGCCAGAAATTGAAGAGATAAAATACGCTTCGCCTGGTTACATTGAGTTGGCAGTTATTCTTGAGGCAGCGATTCATGTCGGTGTTATGGTTGCCGCTGTTGCTGTCGTATACCATACAGCTTTTGAAACGTATAAAAATCTGCACTCACGTTCGTCCCAAATGAAACTCTCTGACGTTGACGCTACCGATGAGCGCGGAATGACAGCTGCTCAAGCTGGGTTTGTAAAAAATGCTTCGGAAAGAATGGAGCAGGTATTGGGATTGTCCGAGCAACAGCGCTGCGTGCTAGATGCGCGTGTTGATGGTAATAAGTTAATGAAAATGAAGATTCTCTTTTCGGTTTTCAGACGAGTTGAACCGTTAGCTGAAAAGCAAGCACAGAGAAAGTTAAAAGTTCAAACAACGCAAGACCAAGTTCTTCCATCTGATGAATGACCGGCCTCGCATCATGAATAGCTTGGCTGAATGGGCAGTCAAGCTTGGCTCTATTGTTGCACTGGCCTCATTAATAGCTGGTGTCGCTGGCTATTTTCAGCTCAAGTATATGTTCGAGCGGATGGGCGCACCATGGCTAGTTGATGCAGTGCCCACTGAATACTTTGTCCGCAAAGGAGCGATGGTCTTCCTTTATATTATAATTGGTCTTGCGATTTCATGGGTGCTTGATCTATCTTCTATTAACAAAAATCTTTTACGTCGATGGCTGGCTCTCGTCGTAGGATTGATTGTTTCAGTTTCAGCCATGTTTGCACTATATCTACTTTTTGATTTGCCCTCAAAGTATTCGCCATCTGTATATTCGATGGGGCAGATAAGTGGTTTTATGTTGGGCGTCGCAGTAGGTTGTTATATTTACGACTTGGTTTTCAATGGAGGCTTTGAGTCCGTCGGTATAGCGCAAATCTTGCAAATGCTGTTGTGCGTAGTGCTAGTTGTTTATACTGCTCCTAACATTACAGGTAGGGCTAAAGGATATGAACTTTCATCAGGAACCCTAAATAATTTACCTGTGGTTTATGTGAAAGGCCTTCCAAAATATTATCTCGTTGAAACGTTTGGGGATAATTTGGTGGTGTTTGGAGTCGAGAGTAACGCCCTGCGCAAAGTTTCCATAATAAAACTTGGGGAAGAAGTTTCTGTGGCGCTGCAGAAATGAGCAAGATCGAGCTGATATCTTTGCACATGTTGGATTTGGTCTTCTGAAATGGTCAGCTAGGCGTATTCTATACGAGGGCTGACCTACATCTAATTGCCTAAAGATATCTTCGTCATGGTTAGATTCGCTAGGATGTAATTTGGTTTGATGTAGAGTCTTGTGGTGACCGTCATGTACCCGAGTCAAGGAGAAGGAGATGTTTGATCTGAAAACAGCGCTAGCTGAACTTTCGCGTTACAACTCGAATATCTCCGACATCAGGAGAGAGGTTCAGCTATACGAGCAGCTTTACTGCTTTTCGACTTCGACGGAAATTCTGAATAGAAATATTGCTTCGGTATTTAGTATTATCCAGAAATCAATGTTCATTAGTATTTTGACGCGAGTGTCTGCGGTTTTTGATTCGAAATCTCTTGGCTCTAATGAGAATTTGTCTCTCGATTTTTTGGAGCATAAATACCGCTCATACGCTAACGACGCATTGCTTTCTGAGTTTAGCGAACTCAAGGGGCGCTATGAGGCGCTAAATATAAAGATATATAGAAACAAGTTAATCGCGCACAACGATTTGGCTACTGCGCTTGGGGGGGCTTCCGTATCACACACAATCAAAGACGGCGATATTATGAACCTTCTCAAAGATACGCATAAGTTCTGCATTCATCTTTGCGAAGGCCTGCCTGGTGGAATCGAGACTGTCTTGATCGTGGAGCCTTGGGGATTGAAGACTGGTGATGACGGGTTCGAGTTGCTTCGTCGCTTGGAAACGGGGAAGTGACATCGGTCATGCTTCGATCCCGGTTTTAGCAAACTGCGCAAGCTGGCGTGACTGCTTTTCCGTAACGACTATTTTAGGTCGCGACATTTTGGCGTAGCGGGCGGATTCATCAGCGGGTGCTGCTGCGACATTGATCAGGAGCGTCGATACCGTCTCCTGCCACTCCTCAAAGCCGTGGCGCTCGCCCAGCACCAGAAGTGCGTCATCGAGCGCTTTCGAGACAATTAGAGTTCGCTTCTCGGCGCCGATCCGTTCGAGCCGCCCCTTCTCTTTCGCACGCTTGTCCCGCTGGATCTGCGCGTTGTCCTTGGCCATGGCCTACCTCTTCGATTAGATATGCTGGCAAATCAAGCCATGCCTGCCGCCGGTGTTGTCGCATCTGGTTGCTGGCGATTCATGGGGTTAGGCTGATCATGGCGACCACCCTTCGATGTTAATCTTCTTGCCATCGGCGCGAGCCTCCAGCACCTGTGCGCGGTTGATCGCTGCCTTCCATGTGAAACACATCCCCATGACCTTCCCGGTGGAGCGTTCGACGACGTGATAGGCGCTACAGCTTTTATTGACTACCTGAAAGCGAACCTCCTTCACGGTCTGCTCCTTGCCGATCAAGGCGTACATCGCGTTGGTGGCAATGGTTGCGCGGATACGGAGAGCCGCGAGCCCTTCGGCACGCTCTTGAATTGATTGGGGCATATCTTTTTCCTCGGTGTTTGAGTTAAGCGAGCAAAATCGGTTGTTCGGCGCGGCGTACCATCCTGACTTCTACCGTACGGCGTTCTGGAACCCGGCGGTCACGACGCATTGACTCGTCACCGATCATTGCGTGCATGGCGATCAGCGCCGCCAACACGAAGGACATCGGCGAGATGATCTGGCGGCGCATGGCCTCGGCGATCATTGCGGTCTGGCGGGTAACGCCAAGTTTGAACATCGCGCAGGAGAGACGCTTGGCCACGGTGCAGGCCGCAACATCAAACTGTCTGGCGATCTGCTTGGCCGTCATGCCCTGGGCGGTGCTCAGTAAATACTGCAATTCCTTCGGGGCAAGGCCGCGTCCGAGATGACCCTTCCATGTGCCGCTGACGATTGTCGCTTCCATCAATATGACTCCCTATGTGTTTTCTAAAGCTGATAACAATTGCCTCGCACTTGGCTGGTAGTAGCTCTTTGTCGCTGGTAATCTCAAATTTGGTTGCGCCAATTGACGGCATGCAATCAGGCACAGGCAGGCATAAATGACTACCAAAAATAATCCTGACGAGACTCACCAGCAGAGGCTTGAACGCCTCCGGATCAGCCTCGAAAAACTCAAGAAAAGGTTCGAAATCATGCCGCCTGGTCGCGGCGCTGGTATGCCCGCAGAAATCAGGGCGCTGGAAGCTCGAATCAAAAGAGAGGAAATGCATCTCCTCTCCGGTTATTACGAGCGAAAAGGTGGGGCCGTTAGTGGCGGCTCTCCTGGATCAGGGCGCCGTAGCTAAGTAGCTTTCCGCAAAACCCTTCTCAAGGCTTTCTGGAGAGCACCCGACCCGCATATTGCTGGCCGGTAATCTCTGAATCTTTCTCTCCGGCCACGACTCAGTCCGCCAGAACACTTTTTTTGATCGCTTTACGCTGCGCGCCTTGGGTAGTGGCCACCCATCTGAACCGTTGAGGCCGGTTCATCGCTGCCTTCCATCTGGCCGAGGTTTATTCGGCGACGAACAAACATTAGGCATTCCTTCTTTCTCAGTCAATAGGTATGCCTAATTTATTTTTAGAGAGCAAAGAAAAACCCGCGTGAAAGGCGGGCTTATTTATGGCTTAGCGCTGAAGGCTAGGACCTTCATGAGTGATGAATCTTGGTCAGCGGGCTCTACGAATCAAGGTCTTAGCTATCTGAGCTGCTGGTAGCACAATCAATGCGTACGACAGCATGCGAAGCGTTTTGCTTCGGCGGATGACATTGGCAATTCCTGGTCCGTTTCGATAGTACCAGGCGACGAATTTCTTTCCTGATTCGTATTTAAGCATCCGTTCATCTCGAAATTTTCTCAGTATAGTGACGTTCGGATGATTGAAGTCGCCCATGGTAGCAGTGACTACAAAACAACTATCTGGCTTGCTTGCGACGGCCGTCGGCGCGGAATAATTTGGATCTATCAATCTTAGCTTTTCTGCGGCCGCTTCAAGTCTGGCACGCATGACAACTTCATAATCAGGACTTAGAAAAACAGCCTTAGAATTGTTGTTATCAAATTGATCTCTGTAGCTGACTCCCTCAATACTGTCTTTGCAGAGGTGCACTATATTTTCCAGCGTGAGTTCTTGCGATGGCTGCCATAGGTGAACAGCTTCGAGCGTATTCAGCATTATGCCGATCTGCCCAAGATAGTCCGCCCATGAATTTGGAAGAGCGACGTACTCGAGCATATGCTTTCTAGCGATGGTATATAAAGCCACGACTATAGTATTGGCTTCAATTGAGCATGTTTCGATAATCGAACTTTTTTCTTCCGCTGGAGCTGTAGAAATGGCATGGTTAAAAGCAATTACTACCTCGCCGAGACGCATATTGACCAAGGTTGATTGCCAGCCAGCGGCTTTTCCCTTGCCAAGCCAGGCTTCAGTTAATGTAGGGTCGATTTCCAATACCCTGTTGAAATAGCTTTCCGCCTCGGCTTGATTTCCACCGAGCTCCGCTGTTTTTGCCATTCCCAAAAGATTGGCTGTAGTTGGTCTAGATGCAGCACTCATCCGCGAATCAATGGTCCCACCGCAATACATGCATTTCGAAAACTCAGCGTCATCTGGCACCTGAGTTTCTCTGGAACATGAAGGGCATCTCATTGAATGGAAGGTCATAAAATCGTCCTTGATTGACTTTTAGCGGGTAGGATTCTAATTAATTCTATTTACTTCAGCGCTTTTAAAGTTTTCGTGCATTCCAAACCAATAGAACACGAGCTTGTATATGCACCCGTGCAAGCATGCCCCCTTCTATCATGATCGCAGGGTACACTGGATTGTCTGAAATCATTCGTAGAGATCCACCGGTCAGGCGCTGCAGCCTCTTTATGAACAGCTCGCCATCAAGAGTAAATACGTAGATTGCATCAGTACGTATTTCAGTGATACCGCGATCTACCAGCAACGCATCTCCATTGCGGAAAGTACCCTCCATACTGTCCCCGTCGCCATTGATGATGGCTAGGTTTTCAAGCTTGGAATATGACAACCCCTGAGTCTGAAGCCAGTCAAGATGTAATGTAATATCCTTGATGACCTCAATGTGGTCAGGCGGCACTCTTCCGGGGCCCATTGAGCCAGACACGTCCATCTGTGGAATGGTGATAAAGCTAGAGTCCGCTGATCTTTGACGAGAATCAATCGGCACCACGTTGCTCTCCTTGCTATCAGGTTGGGCAGCCCTATCCGACTCCTTACGCATTGGGCCCTTTCCGGTGGCCAGCCACATCGGAAGCACCTTCAGAAAGTCCGCAGCAATCAGAAGATTTTGCCCCTCGATCGTCTTAGTTTTCCCTGAAATCCAATCATTTACAGATGGCGCTCGAACGCCACAGGCGCGCGCTAGCGCCGCCTGCGTGACTCTTGGCGGTCCAATCATAGCCAGTTTTAAACGTTCTTGAAGTGTCCTCATTAGGGGAGCCTAACACTGGGCATATAAGGTATTCCTATTGACGTGAATAAAAGGTATGCCTAATATCTCGATATGTGCGAATAGCCGGAGAGATCAGGCATGAACCCAAATGACGTTATCGATGCACTTGGCGGGACCTTCAGGGTTGCCGAGCTTTGCGAGGTCCGGCCTCCGTCAGTGAGTGGCTGGAGAAAATACGGAATTCCGCGAGCACGGATGATGTTTTTGCGAGTTGCCAAGCCGGAAATTCTGGAAACGCTAGAGGCTCAATGCGCAAAGAAGATCGTGGCCTGACCTCGCTCAGCTTTGAGCGAGATCGTTGCTAGCCGATGAAGATGATTCTCCGCTGAGTCAGGAAGGGCGGGTAGAGACTCTGGATCAGCTGTTAATTCATACAGTTGGGATGTATTTATGAAACTGCTGACGTTGGTTGCATTTCCGGGTCGAAGCTCTGCCGCTTCAACCGAGCTCTTCTTTCAAGCCGAGTCTGATATGGAAGAGGTGTTCATAGAGCTATGGAATCAGGGCGCTCTTATTGGCTACGCTCGACTAGCTCGCGACCGGAGCGGCGATGAGGTCAGGTTTGTCCGCCCTATAACAGCGTTTGTATTAGCGGAAGTGCTTTTGTCGCGTTCTCCATGCCCAGGTCCACTAGCTTCGTTATCAGCTGTTTTGTGGTCTCGCCAGGTGCTTCTCGTAGAGCTTTCAGAATGCCGTTCTTCTGTTCTTCCGGAAGATTCGACGCTTGGACCTTCGACTCTATTAACTGGCGGAGAGTGTCCTCGTGGAGCTTAACCGTCACTACAGCCAGCGCGGCACCAACGCCTCCATCGTCCTCCAGGAAGTCTATCCCTCTCGCAGTGATACGAGCTTGGATGAGCGTGACATGTCCGTTCATCGTGAACTTTATGCCGCTTTCAACGAGACCTTGCTCTTCCAGGTACATCAAGTTGTCCACGCAATCAGTCTGGCTATACCCCTGCAGGTGATATGCCGAGTCAGTTCTGCGTGGGTAGAAATCTCGCAGCTCTTCGAGAAGAGCGCGCTGCAGTTCCCTATTCAACTTCATGTGTCCGGCCTCCGAGGCTTTTTCGTGTTGAAGCAAAAAGCTACCACGGATGCGCCGGACACCCATACGCCTGAATCGCAGGCATAAAAAAACCGCCTGGCAGGGCGGCTTAGTACAGCTGTATATCGAGGTCAATAATGATCACAAACACCCCCGCAGTCAATGGTGCAGGCGATGTCGCGACACTGTCCGGCGATTCCGAAAAGGTGTCTCGACACCTCACCACAAATCAATCCGCAGCGATGAATACCGCCCTAATGATCAGCGGTCAGTATTCGCACGATTCTAAGTCTAAATTTCGCCAAGCGTGCCTCAATCATTTGAAGGCATCCCTGGCTCCTGCCCAGGATGTCCCTGCATGAGTACCATCATCATGAGTCTGTGCTGGCCGTTGCAAGGCATGAGCGGCCCGCAAAAGGCTGTACTGATTTCGTTGGCCGATAATGCAAACGACGAGGGTGTCTGCTGGCCTTCAGTCGCTCGTATCTCCGAGCGGACTTGCCTCGCAGAAAGGACTGTTCAGGCCGCCATAAAGTGGCTCGCTCAGGTGGGCATTTTGTCTGTCCGGGAACGGATGGGGCGCTCGACGATTTACACCCTAACCCCCGCATCTTATGCACCCCCGCAGGCCGCGCACCCCGCAGCAGATGCACCACCACCCCCGCAGCTCACGACACAAACCCCCGCAGCAGCCGCACCCAGAACCGTAATAGAACCATCAAGTGAACCGTCACCTCTTGTTGGCGCCGAGCAACCAACGAAAATTTCGAAACCGAAATGCCCAACCCAGGCAATCGTCGATTTGTTCAACGAAACGATCCCGGAGTTTCCCCGGGTCATGTTGTTGACCAAGGATCGTATTGCCAAGGTCAGCGCACGGTGGAACGAAAGCGATGTTCATCAGGATCTCAGTTTCTGGGCTGAGTACTTCGCCTTGGTGCGTTCCAGCGAGTTTCTGATGGGCAAGGTTTCTGCTTCTGGCGGTAATCCTTTCCGCTGCAACTTCGATTGGCTGATTGCCTCAAGCAACTTCGTGAAGGTCGTTGAGGGTAATTACAATGCGTGATCCCTACAGCCTGGAAGCCGAACATGGGGTGTTGGGGGCGATGTTCCTGCGCCCTGAGCTGATCGACATACTGGCCGCCGATCTGGTGCCCGAGGACTTTTATTACGAGGACAACGCCGAGCTGTATCGCGGGATTTTGGCCTTGCATGGCGATGGTCATCCCGTCGATATCGTGACGGTCGGGGTTTATGTGGGGGATCTGCCTGGTGGTGCGAGTTCGTTTGCCTATGCCGCAGAAATTGCCCGCAATACGCCAAGCGTTGCAAACGCCGCTTCCTACGCCGGAACGGTTCGTGAGCGCAGCCTGGATAGATCGATTATCGAACTGAGCGTGCGGATCAACGACATCGCCTACGGTGATCAGCCAGCGGCTGACAAGGTTGCAGCGGTACAGGCCGAGTCCCACGCCATTGACAGCCAATCGGCGACATCCGAAGTGGTCAAGGCTGAGGACTTTCTCAACAACTACATCGAAGTTCTGCAGGCCCGGGCTGATCGTGGTGATGAAATTGACGGCCTGTCCACGGGCATTCCTGATTTGGACGAGAAGCTGCAAGGCCTCAAGCCTGGCCAACTGATCATCATCGCTGGCCGCCCGGCGATGGGCAAAACCACGCTCGCCATGAATATCGCGTCTCACGCGGCTATCCGTGATGGCAAAAGCGTGATGGCGTTCAGCCTGGAAATGGATAACACGGGGCTGATGGATCGCTTCATGGCGTCAGAAGGGCGAGTGCCGTTACCGCTAATAAAAAATGGCAAAGCCCCTAACACCCACGGCGCTGAGTTGATGAGTGCCGCCGGCAAGCTCAAGAAGTCGAATCTGTTCCTGTCGGATCGCGCGTCGATGTCAATGAATCGACTGCGCTCGGCGGCTCGCCGCCATAAGCGTCGGTATGGCTTGGACCTCATTGTCATCGACTACCTGCAATTGGTGGAGTCCGACTCGCGCACGTCCAGCCGCGAGCAGGAAGTCAGCCACATGACACGCACCGCGAAGCTCATGGCCCGCGAGCTAGGCGTCCCGGTGATCCTGCTCAGCCAGCTCTCCCGTAAATGCGAAGAGCGGCCCAACAAGCGCCCGCTGTGTTCAGACCTGCGCGAATCCGGCGCCATTGAGCAGGACGCGGACATCATCCTGTTTGTGTACCGCGACGAGGTCTACCACGAACACACCGAAGCCAAAGGCATTGCCGAAATCATTATCGGCAAGGGCCGTGACATTGCCGGCGGTACCGTACGCGCCGCGTTCCTCGGTCAGTACAGCCGATTTGAACAGCTCGCAGCGGGCTGGGTTGAGCCGACCAAACCCGAAAAGGTCAGCAGTCTGGCCGGTCGTTACAGAAAGGAAAAAAACTGATGGTACCGATTCGCCTGGCCGTTCCGGTCCCGGCCAATTACCGCTATGCGGTGCATTGCTGCGGCTTCAAGTTGGACATGGACGTCCTGCCTGACCATGCCGTGGCTTTATTCGCTGATGAGGCCATGGCCAAGCGCTACGGCGATTGGATGTGGCCATCGACTTTTGAGGTCGTTGACCTACTTGCCCGAAAGGAGGGCAACGTTTGAATACCCAAATCAAAACCCTGACAGTAAAACTGTCGGATGCCGAGATTGTGCGCAACGCCAAGCTCGAGCATGTGCGTGACCTGCGTGATGCCGGCCACCCTGCATTGCATTTTCGTTTCGCCAAGAACCGTGCGCGCGGTTCTTGGTACTTGCTCAACAAGCGCCAATGGCACCGAATTGGCGCCTTTCCCGAGCTGAGCACCAAGCAGGTGATCGCTGCACTGCCGGCTGTGCGCCTGCGCGTCGCAGCCGACGGCGCTGCCAGCGTGTCGGGCTGGCTGACTGTCGGCGAGCTGCTCGACTGGTTCGGCGAGCGCATGGCCAAGTCGCGGGCACTGTCCGACAAGCGCCGCGCGGCCATCAAGTCCGCGATCGGCTGCCAACTCAAGCCGCGGCTGAATGATTTGTTGCTTCGCGATGTCAACGCCCAGGCCCTCGACCGGTTGCTGATGTGGCCGGTGCAGGCTGAGCTGTCGCTGTCGTATGCTCAGCAGCTATTTCGTCTGCTGGCTATGGCCTTCCGTCAGGCGCGCAAGCTGGACCTGATCCCCGTCAACCCGATGGCCGAGTTGAAGTTCAGCAACTTCACGTCGGCGCGCATTCAGCCCAAGCCCGCCCGGCTGCGCGATGTGCAAGTGCCCGAGTTAGTGACGCTGCTGGCTGAGCGCTTCGACAGCGCGCCAGGTGACGCCATGCTGGCCTTAATGATGCTGTGCCACGGCACCCGGATCGGTGAAACCCGCCAGGCGCGGTGGGCTGACGTTGCATTGCCTGAGCGTGAGTGGTTCTTGCCGGCGGAACACACCAAGAGCAAGACCGAGCTGCGCGTGCCGCTGACTGCTCAAGTGTGCGCACTGCTGCGCCGTTACCGTGACCGCCAGACCGCCCAAGGCTACACAGGGGCTTTTCTGTTCCCGTCGCGCCGTGGCAAGCCGCTGAGTGATAACCAAGCCAGTGCCGTGTTCACTCGGTTGGGGCAGGGCGCCTGGACCAGTCACGATCTGCGCAAGGTGGCTCGCACCGCCTGGACTGACCTCGGCGTCGACGGCCACATCGGCGAGATGCTGCTGAACCACTCCCTGGGCAAGATCGCTTCCACCTACATCAACACCCAGGCCAAAGAGCAGCGCCGCCAAGCCTTGGTGAAGTGGCACAACTGGTTAGATGCGCGTGGCTTCAAGGCGATCCATGAGCAGACAGGCGTTAGATATGAAGATTCGCAAAACCTCGTAGACGCCTTGAACGGCGCGGCCTGCGAGCCAGAACCACAATTTGTTAAGGGCGAGGTTTTAAAACGTGCAGAAACGACAGGGGCCTGGCTTTAAGCGGGAGCGGATCGAGCTGGAACCCTGCTCGATCTGCAGGGGTAAGGCGGTAGTGGTGGGGGTGTTTTATGAGCCGGTTTGCACGGATTGCAACGGCTCAGGTTGGGTTGTTCAGGGGACCAAGTTGGTGCTTTCTGTCGATGAGTTGGTCACCCAATTGAGTTTCAAATTGCAGCAGGTACAGCGCGAAGTCTTGGCGTTGAAAACTGCTTCAACACCGATAGGGCCACAGAGCCAATACGAGCAACCAAACCGTCTGGGAGCAGGCGGAACAAATTACACAGGGGATTGAGAGCATGATGATTCGTAAGCCGGCTGGCCGGCCATTGGGGGACACCGAATACCTGCTTGAACAGTGGGGGTGGTGGAGAATGGACGGGATGGGTGTGCCTGGTTACACGTCCCCTACATTGGCGCTGATGCGGCAGGCGGTAGCACAGGTATCAGTTAGTAAGAATTACTGCATCACAGATGAGTGGGCCGTAGCTATCGATAATGCTGTGGCTAGGCTGACGCATCGGGATCAACAGATGGGAGACGTGATTTGGCTGTACTACGGCGAAAAGTGGCCAATGTTGCGAGTGGGGAAGTATTTCGGACTCAGTGAAGGGAAAGCACGTGAGTTGGCGAGGGCCGGGGCTGCTTGGGTAGATTGTGCTGTGAGTGAGATGAGGGCGGTGTCTTGACCTCTGCGACGCTTTCCTTACTGCTATCTGAGTCGCCCCAGATTTCCTAGGCAGCATCCGACTGTCTCCCTATGGCCGATTTCTGCCGTTCGTGACGGGCAGCTATCGGCCAAAAGCCGCCGTTCATGAAGGATCACTTCCGGTCCAAATCAGCCAGTCATGCTGCTTACAAAGCCAGAGGCAATTCACTCCGACTGGTGTTGCTTTTAGCTTTCAGGCAACCCAAACTGAAAATCCTATGCGTTAGCAAAACGGTGCTGATAATGTCGACGGAGAGAGACTCGCAGTCCAAGTTTCAGGCGGCATCTTAGATTGGTTTTTACTGCAGTTTCCCCAACTTTTTTAATGCAGTCAGCGACTGTACCCTTACAATAAAGCAGCAGAATATAACATCAACCAAAATATGCAATAACAGGAGAGTTTGTCAAGTGAAACTGATTCGAGTCGAAATGGAAAACGTTCGAAGTTTTATTGATGAACAAAGCTTGAGTTTAGATGGATCTATATCAATAATAATAGGGCCGAACGGTGGGGGAAAGACAAACTTATTAGACACAATTGTGATTTCGATAAAGAGATACCTTCAATCAAATTATTACTTCAATCTGCAATCATCACCTGAAAATCCAAAAAGACACACAATTGCACATAATGAGATGCTCACAAATATGGTGCTCGAAAAGCATTCTAATGCTCTTCAAAAGCCCCAGAAAATCACCATGACGATTGAGGTTACAGCGAGCGATATTAAAAACATGAGGCTCATGCAGGATGACTTTGCAGATTTCGATACAGAGCTTAAAGATTTTGAAGGTTACGACTGGAACTTACTGAAGTCTTGGGACTCAGTGGGGTTACAGGTAGGAACAATTTTTACATACACTATAATGAATGGTTCTATTCAGACCCCTGAAACAAAAGGAGCAAAAGATTATTATGAATTCTTACATAATTTTGACAATATAAATTTCGTAAGGTCAAAAAATAAATTAGAACGGCTATCCAGCCCCGTCTTATACTTGCCCGTCAACCGCTCTAGTGGAGGCCTTATTTCATCCGTGTCTCTAGCGGGCTATGATGATATTCAGCAGAAACGGCAGGCAGATGGCGCATACTCAAGACATCCCACATCGTTAATCTCGCTGGCTGTCAACAGACTCGCAGCCTCTTACAGAATAATGCAAGAGGATAATAATGTTGGGGTAGATGAACGTTTTTACGCGCAACCGCATCTGCGCCAGCTTCGTGAAACACTAGAAATGTTGGGGTACACATGGAAGTTGGAGTGTACTAACCCACTTAACAATCAATATGACCTTGTTCTAACCAAGCAAGGAGTTAGCTTTAATGCGACCGCTGCGTCATCAGGTGAGCGCGAACTTTTAAACTATGTATTCTCTATATATGTTTTAGACATACGAGATGCACTGGTCGTAGTAGATGAACCAGAGCTCCATCTCCACCCTCGCTGGCAAAAAATCTTACTGAGCCTATTTGAAAGACTTTCAAGTGAAACAGGCAATCAATTTTTACTGGCTACGCACTCACCCGCATTCGTTTCTCCGGAATCCATTCAGTATATCTCGCGAGTTTACTCGAAAGAGCAAAAAAGCCATATCGAACGGCTTAACAAGGCCGAACTCCCGAACACCAAGTTGCTCTTTAATATTGTGAACTCCCAAAATAACGAAAAAATATTTTTTGCTGATAAAGTTGTTTTGGTTGAAGGCATTAGTGACAGGATAGTCTTTTCCGAGCTACTAAAGAACTCACACAAAGATACAGGCATGGTCATTGAAGTAGTGAGCGTTGGTGGAAAAAGTTTTTTTGCACCTTATGAAAAACTTCTTGATGCATGTAAAATAGATTACTCTTTGATTGCTGATTTAGACTACATTGAACAGGTTGGGAGCGCCAAGCTTAAAACACTATTTAAATCTAATAGCTCCTCTATAAAGTCCGACATAATAGACAATGTAAAAAGCATGGACGGTGACACCCTCGTTAGCGCCATAGACCAGGCCTTTGCTTCGAATAGTTGGGCCGAAGCATCTGAGTTATGGCAGTACATAAAATCAAGACGAAAGACTTTGGTTCCTCAGCTTGATAAGCAGCAGAAAGCCGAACTTAATGAAGAGATTAACACCTTTAGAGGTCGGAATATGTACATACTCAAGCAAGGGGCGATTGAGCAGTATTTACCTAGTAGCTTCTCAAGAAAAAACCTGGAGGGACTCATCGAGCTAGTGAGTGAAGGAAAGCTTCTGGAAACCTTTCTAGTGGAATTTAGGGGGGAGCTAGAGGAAATAACTGCGCTGATTACTGAGGCGTAGCTTAATTGAATTAAACATCGTACTGAATCGCTCCACGTTTTGTAGACGGCGGATGACCGCTTCTGGCCGTTCTCAGCCGATCATGATATCAAGGCCTATTCGCCAAATTCCATGCAATCGTTGGTCAGAACGAATGTAAACGTATGCTCAAAGTGGAGCCGAATTTCGCAATTTAATCACGGAGAAGGTCACATGGACGTTTATGTAAAAGTGGTGCTGATTGTTTCGGTTGTGTTTATCGTTGTGGTGCTTCGGTCTAGAAAAAAAGCAGCGCCCGTCGAGGCTAGTGATTGGAGAGAGGGAGAGCTAGAGCAGGTTGAGCAGGATGAACATTCGGTGCCATTGTCGACACCGACGCCCAAGGTCAGGCTGACAGAGATCCAAAGTGTTGCACTCAATTCTGCCTCCCTTGGTTACGTGCTTTACCCAGATAGTAAGTTTCAGCGTGAAAAAGAAGAGTTAGAAACCTACTCATTCAAGACTATCGAATCACTTGTTAAAAGGGGCTTTCTTGAGTCAAACGGTTCTGGTGGGTACGTCATTACTCCTGCTGGGAGTGACAGCCTTAGGAAAAGTTACGGTTATTGAAATTAATGCTTTTCCGCACGGAATAGATTTGTTTTCATAGCAGCGTGTATTGCTGTGACGCAGCGAGACGCCTTAAAAACCCGGCCCCTGAGTCGGGTTTTTTGTTCCTAATTACAAGCCCTGCCATTGAGCAGGGCTTTTTTGTTTTCGGTCACACACCTGTCTCCTTGCCTAAAGCGGATGCCAGCTACGTGGAGGCCGACCTATTTGAGGACTCAAGATGAACTCCGAGCATCAGGCATTGACCGATGTGCCTTTGTGGTTGTTGGTTCTACTAAGCCTCGCCGGTTTGTCTGGAGAAATGCTTCGCGCATCAGGCAGTGACCTAGGCATTCGCCAAATCCTTCAGCGAGTGGCACTGCGCTTTCTCGCTTCTGGACTGTTGGGTATGGCCACGTTGCTGCTCGCAATGGCCCTTTGGAACAACCTCTACCTGGCCGCCGGCTTGGGCATTGTAATCGCGGTGATAGGCGCAGACGTTGCAGGTGGCTTGTATACGCAATTTTTGGCGCGCAAAGCGGGCGTTAGCGACCCGGCTTCAGGCCGCACCACTAACAGTCAGTAGATCGACAGAGCAGGGGAGAGACGATGTTCAAGGTCGACATGTCGCTGGACGCGTTCCCTGTTTCTGCGGGCATGCGTGAGTTAGAGAAACGACAAATTCCTTTCGTAATGGCTCGTACCGCGACCCTATTGGCTCTACGGGTCAAGAAGGGCTCCATCACGGTGATGCAGAAACGCTTGGACCGGCCCACCCCGACCACGCTGAATAGCCTGTTCGTGAAGATGGCCACCAAGACGCGATCCGCCGAGGTCTATTTCAAAGACTCATGGGCGTCTGGCATCCCTGCTGATACTTACCTACAGCAGGCGGTGAGCGGGGGGCTGCGGCCTCACAAGCGTTTCGAAAAGTCGTTGATTGCGCGCGGCATCATGCGCAGCGGCCAATACGCAGTGCCCACCACAGCATTTATGAACCAATACGGCAACGTATCTCGCGGCACGATGTTGAAGATCCTATCGGGCCTTGGAGCTGCTGAGTCTTCGAGGGGCTATCAGGCGAACGCTACCGGTAGCGCCCGAAGTCGTCGCAAGGGCAATGCTCGTAGCTTCTTCGCTGGTGAGATCGACGGTACGCAGGGTGTGTGGGAGCGCAAGTCGCTGGGTAAGGGCGATGAGGTACGGCCAGTGTTTATCTTCAGTGATTCAGCGCCCAGGTATCGAACCATTTTCCCGTTCTTCAAGATCGGGCAGAACATCGTCAACGCGAACTATCAGGCTGACGCAGCCACCGCCTGGGCTGAAGCGATGGCTTCGGCTCGTTGACGGCTGTAGTCGACGGGAAGTCAGAGAAAAGGTGAAAAAAGTGGCCTTTTCTTCGATTTCATCGTCTTTTTCGCTTGACAGGTCGGTCGATACGAAAAGACGAAGGTACTCCCGGACCCCCACCCCTCATGGGGGTAATTCGGGCCCCGCGTCTTCGCTATATATGACCCATTTTCAAAGGTTGGTTGTTGTGTAGTTATGGCTAATCAATCGATCACCCGTAAACCCGAGTGGCTGAACAAGTCGCGCATGGCGGACAGCCTCGGGATTACCACGCAAGCCTTCGATAAATGGGGGGTGACGCCCATCGCCAAGATCGGCCGAGAGTCGTTTTACGACGTGCGTTCTGTGCTGGATAACCGGCTGGTTCACAAGGGCGAGAAACAACAACCGCTCGATGACGACGGCCAACCCATCGATCCGCTGATTGAGTACAAGCAAGCGCAGCAGAAACTGCGGTTGACCACTGAGCAAGCAGACGCCCAAGAAATGCGTAATAGGGTGAAAGCCAAAAAGCTGGTGCCGGTGGATTTCTGCCTGTTCGCCCTAGGCAAGTTGAGCGCGATGCTCGGCTCAACCCTGGACACCATTCACATCAAAGTGAAACGCAAGCACCCGGATATCGAGGTGCGTCACATCGAGGCTATCCAACGTGAAATAGCCGTTACGCGGAACGAAGCGGTCAACCTGGCCGACACCTTGCCGGAGCTTCTAGATGAGTTCGTCGAAGCCCTGGATGAGGGCGCTGATTGATAGCGTCCGTAAGGGCCTAACCGGTCTCTACAAGGAACCGCCACTGACGGCGGTTGAGTGGGCCGATAAGCATTTTTACCTGTCCTCCGAGTCGTCCTATCAGGAGGGGCGCTGGACCACGGCGCCGTTTCAGGTCGCCATTCTTAATGCGATGGGCAATGACCTGATCGCTGTAGTCAACGTGCTGAAGTCCGCACGGGTTGGCTATACCAAGATGCTGGTAGCCAATAAGGGCTACAAGATCCAGCACAAGAAACGCAACGTGTTGTCTTGGTGCCCGACCGATCCGGACGCCGACACCATGATGAAGCGCCACATCGAAACGATGATCCGCGACGTTCCGCTGGTGCGCGCTTTGGCGCCCTGGTACGGCGTAAAGCACCGGGATAACACCCTGGACGAAAAGCGTTTTGATAACTCGAAAATGCTTTGGTGCCTGGGTGGTAAGGCGGCGCGCAACTACCGGGAGAAAAGCCCTGATGAAGTGATCTACGACGAACTGTCAAAGTTCGACGCCGATATCGAGGGTGAGGGCTCCCCGACAATGCTGGGGGATAAGCGCCTTGAAGGTGCGACGTTTCCTAAATCAATACGTGGGTCTACTCCTGGGGTGATCGTTGCCGGCGGTGAGGATGGCGAGTCAGTGGGCGAGGGCTGCCAAATCAGCCGGGCGGCTGATGAGTCGCCGCACTTCCTTCGGTTCAACATCAAATGTCCGTACTGCGGCACAGAGCAGCATTTGAAATGGGGCGCCTTCGACAAGCCGTATGGCATGCGCTGGCGGCTCGATGGCTACGGCCAAGTAGAAAAAGCCTGGTACTTGTGCGAGTCCGGCAACGGTTGCTCGTTCGAATACCACGAAATGATCCAGGCGTCGGTTACTGGGCGCTACATCTGCGAGCGTCAGGGCATTTGGACGCGCGACGGGATGGAGTGGTTTTCCGCTGACGATCAGCCGATCACCACGCCGCGCTCTGTCACGTTCCATATCTGGACCGTGTATTCCGAGTTCGTTACCTGGGCTTCGGTCGTCAGCGAGTGGCTGAAGGTCGGCAAAGACCGGGGCAAGCTCAAGACCTTCATCAACACCACCCTGGGCGAAGCTTGGGAGGAAGACCAAGGCGAGAAGCTGGAATGGGAAGTGCTGGCCAAACGGCGCAGTAACTACCTGAAGGTGCCCGCCCGTGGCGTTGCATTGTTCGGTGGGATTGATACGCAAGATGACCGCTATGAAGGTCGTGTATGGGCCTTCGGCGCCGGTGAGGAAGCGTGGTTGGTTCACCGTTGGGTACTGACCGGTGACCCCGCAAGCGTTGAGCTGCGCAAGAAAGTGGGCCAGGAAATACGCCGCCAGTTCACCCGCGAAGACGGCACGCTAATGCGTGTAGAGCGCTGGTGCTGGGACTCCGGCGGCCACTACTCGGACGAAGTTCGCAAGGAAAGTAAAAAGCACGGCGTCACCTGGGTTATTCCGGTGTTCGGCGCTGCGACCTACGGCAAGAAGATTGCCACCTTCCCGAAGAAAAAGACCAAGGGCGACCGGGTTTACCTCACTGAGGTAGGCACGGACAACGCCAAGGAGCTGATCTACAGCCGCTTGAAAATCGAACCGGACGGCGACCGCCCAGTGCCTGAGTGCATCCACTTGCCGCTTAACGAGCTGGTGTGTGACGAAGACGAAATGAAGCAGCTGACCAGCGAGCGTAAAGAATGGGTGGTCTCCAAAGGCCGCCGGGTTCAGCGCTGGACCAGCGGCCGCCGCCGCAATGAAGCCCTCGACTGTTTTGTGTATGCACTGGCCGCCCTGCGGATCAGTCAGGAGCGTTTTGGCCTGGATCTGGAGCAACTCGCCTTAGAGGCTCAGTTCGTTCCGGCCACGGGCGCGTGGGAGGTGCCGGAAGTGCCTGACCTGAATGAGCCAGAAGAATCAGAGCCGCCGATTGAGTCGGCGCGGCCTGAGCCCCCATCAACTCAAGCCGACGCCCCTGGCGACTGGCATAACGTGGAAAGTAACGGATGGCTATAAACGCGCAGGAGATGCTGGACAAGTATCTGGAGGCAGAGGCCGCCATTCTGCTGGGTAAAACGACCATTTTTAATGGCCGCACCCACACCATGGCCGAACTGCCGCAAATCCAAGCAGGTCGACGCGAATGGGAGCGCCGGGTTATCGCCCAGCGCGCCTCCGCGCAGGGCAGTCCGGGTTATGCCCTGGCTGAGTTTCGTTGAACTTCCTCGACCGCTGCATTGCAGCGGTTAGCCCGGGTGCGGGGTTGCGGCGCCTGGCGGCACGTAGCGGAATCCAAGCCTTTGAGGCTGCCGAGGTCACGCGCACACACAAGGCGAAGCGACAAACGCGAAGCGCTGACACCTCGTTGCAGCGCGACGCGGAATCGTTGCGCGGCCAAGCTCGAAAGCTGGACGAAGACCACGACCTGGTGACGGGTATTTTCGACCGGTTGGAAGAGCGGGTAGTGGGTGGAGCCGGGATTGCGGTGGAGCCGTTGCCTCTGGATCACGCCGGCAATATTCACCTGGCGTTCGCGGCGCAAATCAAAGACCTGTGGGCCGAGTGGTCCTTGCGGCCGGAAACTTCAGGGGAGTTGACCCGTGCACAAATGGAACGCCTGGTTTGCCGCACCTGGCTACGCGACGGCGAATCGTTGGCCCAGCAGCTGTTGGGCAAGGTGCCCAACTTCAAGCACTTGCACAAAGTGCCTTTTACGCTGGAGTTGCTGGAGCCTGATTACCTGCCCTGGAGCTACAACGACGAATCCAAAGGGATTTGCCAGGGCATCACACGCGACGCCTGGCGCCGGGTCGTCGGATACAACCTGCTTAAGCGTCACCCCGGCAGTGCCTTGGGTTTCAGTATGTCGGTGGATACCAAGTTCGTACCGGCTGATCGGATGTTGCATATCGCGTACCGCAAGCGAATTGGGCAGAACAGGGGCCAGCCTCTGCTGCACGCCGTGTTGACGCGCTTGGCGGACATCAAGGACTACGAAGAAAGCGAGCGCGTTGCTGCCCGTATCAGCGCGGCCCTGGCGATGTTCATCAAGAAGGGCTCTACCGACGACTACGTGGTTGCGCCTACGACTGCCGGCAAGGACGGCCAGGCCACCGGTGCCCGAAGTATTCCGATTGCCCCAGGCATGGTGTTTGACGGGCTGCTGCCCGGCGAAGACGTGGGAATGATCGAAAGCAACCGGCCCAGCCAGTTTGTGGAGAGTTTCCGCAACGGTCAGTTGCGTGCGGTTGCGGCGGGTACGCGCATTGGCTACTCCACGGCGACGCGCAGTTACACGGGCACTTACTCGGCCCAGCGTCAGGAACTGGTGGAGTCACAACTGGGCTACGACCTTCTGCAGCACGAATTCATCGACTACTGGTCGCGCAAGGTTTACCGGGCCTTTATCGAAATGGCGTTGGTCAGCGGCGTACTTGTGCCGCCAGGCGACGTAAACATGGATTCGGTGTACGGCGCGGTTTATCAGGGGCCGGTGATGCCCTGGATTAACCCGGTGCATGAGGCGACCGCCTGGGATGCGCTGGTGCAGGGTGGTTTTGCCGATGAGGCCGAAGTGATCCGAGCGCGCGGGCGAAACCCGCAAGAGCTTAAGCGTTCGCGTCAGGCGGAAATCGAAAGCAACCGGGCGAAAGGGCTGGTGTTCAGCTCCGACGCCTATCACAAGTTCTACGGGAAAGTGACCGTCAATGCAGACCTATCAAGCGAAAAAGAGAAAGCGTGAAGCGCCGCCGCTGACGATGCCCAGGGCGTCGGTTCAGTCGTCGGTTTCGTCCGTGATTACGGCGGCAAATCAGCCAGTGGAAAGTTGGTACTCAATGCGCGCCATGGCGCGCGGTAGTGTCGAGATTCTGCTGTATGACGAGATCGGCGGATGGGGTATCACCGCCAAGCAGTTTGCCCAGGATCTGGCCGCCTGTGGTGACGTGTCACAAATCAATCTGCGCATTCACTCGCCCGGTGGCGATGTGTTCGCCGGCATGGCGATTTACAACACGCTCAAGGCCCACCCGGCCCGCGTAGATGTGTACATCGACGGTCTGGCGGCTTCCATGGCCAGCGTGATCGCGATGGCGGGCGACAAGGTGTACATGCCGACCAACGCAATGATGATGATCCACAAGCCCTGGGGCGCGCAGGGCGGCGATGCGGATGACATGCGCCGCTATGCCGACCTACTCGACAAGGTTGAAGGAACGTTGGTGCAGGCCTACGTCAGCAAGACCGGCAAGAGCGCGGAAGAAATCCACGCGCTGTTGAAAGATGAAACATGGATGGATGGCAGCGAGGCGGTGGCAGCCGGCTTCGCTGATCAGTTGATTGATCCGCTGGTCGCTGCCGCACAACTCAAATCGAAACGCATGCAGGAGTTTGAACACATGCCGCCAGAAGCTTTTAACAGTCTGATGAACCCGCGTAACCAGGTGCCTGCCCCGGCTCCAGCACCCGCGCCTGCACCGGCTCCGGCAAATTCCTTGTCGGCTGACCAAATTCGCGCCCAGGTAATTGCCGAGGAAGGCGTACGCCGTACCGGTATCACTGCGGCTTTCGGCAGCTTTGCGACTGCCCACCCTGAGCTATTGCAGGCTTGCGTAGCTGACATGGCCTGCACTGTTGAAAGTGCCCGGGCGCAGTTGTTGGCTAAATTAGGTGAGCAGACCACGCCGTCCAATGTCCCGGGTCTGCACGGTCATATCTCCAACGGTAATCTGGTTGGCGACTCGGTGCGTGCGTCCCTGGAAGCTCGGATCGGTATCACCGCAATCGAGGCCAGCAACGGCCTGAACCACATGAGTATGCGCGAGCTGGCCCGGGCATCCCTGACCGAGCGCGGCATTCTGGTGGCCACGCTCAACCCTATGCAGATGGTTGGCCTTGCCTTCACTCACAGCTCCAGCGACTTCGGGCAGATTCTGCTGGATATCTCCGGCAAGTCGGTGTTGCAGGGCTGGGAGGAAGCGCCGGAGACGTTCCAGCTCTGGACCAAAAAAGGCCAGTTGAGCGACTTCAAAACGTCTTCGCGTGTCGGCTTGGGCGAGTTCCCGAGCTTGCGCGAAGTGCGCGCGGGCGCCGAGTACAAGCACATCACGTTGAGTGATCGCGGCGAGCCGATCACGCTGGCCACCTACGGTGAGCTGTTTTCGATCACCCGTCAGGCGATCATCAACGACGACCTGTCGTTGTTGAGTGACGTGCCTTACAAGATGGGCCAGGCAGCGCGTGCGACCATCGGCGATTTGGTCTATGCGGTGCTGACCAGCCCGCCGAAGATGCGCGACGGTAAGTCGCTGTTTGATGCTTCGCGCAAAAACAACGCGGCCGGTCCGGCGTCTGAGCTGTCCATTGCCAGCTTGATCGCTGGTAAGACTGCAATGGCCTCGCAAAAAACCCAGGTTGATGGTGGCAAGCCTCGCACCTTGAATATTCGCCCGGCCTACGTTCTGACTCCGGTGGCGCTGGAAGACAAGGCCAACCAGATTATCAACTCGGCCTCAGTGCCGGGCGCTGATGCTAACTCTGGCATCATCAATCCAATCCGCGGCTTTGCCAAAGTGATCGGTGAGCCGCGCCTTGATGATGCGTCGGCAACGGCCTGGTACATGGCTGCGAAGCAGGGTAGCGACACCATTGAAGTGGCTTACCTAAACGGCATCGACACGCCGTATGTGGAACAGCAAAACGGCTTCAGCGTCGACGGCGTGGCCAGTAAGGTGCGTATCGACGCAGGTGTTGCGCCTGCCGACTACCGTGGCCTGTACAGCGCTGCTGGCAAGTAAAACCCGCTGTTCCAAATAACCCCGCCAAGTGCGGGGTTTGTTGTTTTTGCGTTCTGGAGAATTGAACGATGTCTAAGAATCATCAAGGCGCCGGGCAGACGGTCACCTTTATTTCGCCAACTGGCGGTACGACTTCCGGCGTTCCGCTGGCTATCAACTCCCTCGTGGTGGTCCCGATGGACACCACCAAAAAGGGCGAGCCGTGCGTTGGCGCCCTGGGCGGTTCGTGGCAGCTGCCGGTTACCGGAGCCCTGAAGCAGGGCGCCAAAGTCAGTTTGTTGGTTGGTGGGTTGGTCGCAGACGGCACAGCAGACGCTGTTCCGTTCGGCAAGTTGCTGACTGACGCGTCTGGCGGCTTCGCTGAAGCCCTGTTGATTCAGTAATGGCCGGTGGCTTTCGGGCACTGGCTGATCGCATGGACGCCTTAGCGGTTGAACGCCTGGGCGATCCGGCGACGCTTGCTGACGGTCGCGGAGTCTTCGGCGCATTTGCATCCCCCTTTGTCGGCGCCGAAATCGGCGGTGGGAAAACCGGTGCTGCACGCTTGGGCGGGGCAATCAATGCCGACGAGGTGTTAGAGCCCACCCTGACGGCGCGTGTGGTCGACGTGCAGGGCGTTAAGAAGGGCGACCATTTAACCATTGAGCTGCCGTCCCTGTTGGGCGGTGGCCGTTACAAGGTTGTCCGTCTGAAGCCCGATGGTTCCGGCATGGTCGACTTGGTGTTGAGCGTATCCAATGAGCGAACTGACGACATTACATGAGGCGATCACTCGCATCATTAGCGAGCACATGCCCAAGGTGGTGCATGTTGAACAGTTCCCGGAGCTGGGCGCCGAGGTGATGACGCCGGCGCTGTTGTACGGGATCACTGATATGGGCCCGGGCCAGGATCGGGGAGAGGGGAAAACGGCGATCATTGGTCGTTTCCAATCCTGCATTCTGGTGGAGGCAGACCGGCCCAAGGCATCGCTCCAGGCCGCTATCTTGGCTGGCCAAATGATGACGGTGTTAAAGGATCAGCTTTGGGATTTGGATTTTGTTACCGGCCCGCCGGCGCAGGTCCACGCCCAGCCTGAAGCCCCAACGCCTGAGCTTGAACAGTTCGTCATGTGGTCGGTTCAATGGATCCAGCCTTTCGAACTGGGGGAGTTCACTTGGCCATGGCCTGATGAATCCCCTAGCGGCCCGGTGTCCCCTGCAGGGGAGTTCACCAGTGATACCGGCCCCGTTTACCCCGAGGATCCGGTATGAGCTACGCCAGTGCCGAGCATGACCGCATGATTGCCGCCATGCTGATGCCCTGCGTGGTGGTGGGTGTGGATCTGGCGGCGCCGGCGGTGCGTGTCAGCAATGGCGAATGGACTAGCGCCTGGGTGCGCTGGCACAGCCTGGCGGCCGGTAAGGCGCGGCACTGGCGGGCGCCAAGCCTTGGCGAGCAGGGGGTGTTGTTCAATCCAAGCGGCCAGGCAGGTATGGGCACGTTTCTCCCTGGGCTGTACGGCAATGCCGGCGGCCAGCCGGATAACCGTGATCATGTCGAGGTCTGGCGTTTTGACGATGGCGGCTCCCTGGTTTACGACTGGGAGGCTAAGGCCTACACCATCACGTTACCCACTGGCACGGTCACCATCAAAGTGGGCAGCACAGTGGTAACCGTTACGGATAACGCGGTGAATGCCACGGTTGGCGGTACTGAGTTCGATCTGGCGCCCGGTTGGGCCGCGATCAAATCGCCTCAAATTGCGTTGATAGGTGCGGTAGAAATCGACGGCACGTTACACGTAACGAAAAGCATCACCGGCGACGCCGATATTCTGGCGGCCGGTAATAGCGACAATCACCATAAGCATTAACCAAAAATCACCTACAGCCCGCCGCGTGCGGGCTTTTTCATGCCCGGAGAAATCATGGCCAAGCCCATCGAGAAGCCCGTAACCCAAGTTCAAGCCCCGGCCGCGCAAGCGTCGCTGACGTTCCGCGATTTGGTCTACACGTCGCGCACGCTGGTCGTGCCTGATACCGATCGTACTTACCCGGTGGTCAAGTCCCTGGTGGTGGTGCCTGAATCCGACAAAGAGGCCGTGGCCTTCCTCAAGGCTCATAGCGAATACGCCGCCCAGGAGGGCTAAGCCAGATGATCGGAATGGATCGCCACACCGGGCAGCCCATATCCGGCATCGAGCATTTGCGACAGTCCATCGCTGACATTTTGAGTACGACCCTGGGCAGTCGCCGGCACCGGCCGTTGTATGGCAGCAAGCTGCGTGGGTTCGTCGACTTGCCAATCAACGCCGGTTGGAAAAGTGCGGTTCAGGCCGAAGCGGCCCGTGCCCTCGGCCGCAATGAACCGCGCCTGAAGCTTGAGCGAGTAACGGCGCTGTCGCTGCTGGATGGGAAAATAAACATGCGCGTTGCCGGCGAGTACCTGGGCGACAGCTTTGTCATGGAGGTTAGCGTATGAGCATCGTGGACTTGTCGGCCTTGCCGGCGCCGGACGTGCTTGAGCCGCTGGACTTTGAAGAGGTCTACGACGAAGGGTTGTCAGCATTCCGCACCTATATGGGCGACAACTGGAACGCCGCGCTTGAAAGCGATCCGGTTACCAAGGTGCTGGAGGTGGGGGCCTATAACAAAGTTGGCAACCGCGCCCGGGTTAACGACGCATGCAAGGCGCTGCTATTGGCTCACGCCATTAAGGGCGATCTTGATCAGTTGGGCGCAAACGTCAACTTGAAACGCCTGGTGATTCAGTCCGAGGATCTGTTGGCGGTTCCACCGGTGGCTGAAGTCCTCGAGGATGATGATTCGTTCCGTGAGCGTATCCAGTTGGCCAATGAGGGGCTGACCACGGCGGGGCCGCGCAACAGCTACATCCTGCATGCGCGTAACGCGTCCGGCCTGGTGCGGGACGCCACGGCGGAAAGCCCGTCGCCGGCACGCGTTACCGTAACGGTGCTGAGTACCGAAGGGGATGGGACGGCCACGCCGGCGCTGTTGGCCACGGTGGCCAAAGCCCTTAATGACGACGACGTGCGGCCGCTGGGTGACCGGGTGACCGTCCAGGGCGCCGAAATTCTGAATTACCGCATTGACGCGATCCTGCACATGAATAGCGCCGGGCCAGAAGGTGACGCCGCCTTGGCCGAGGCCTTGAGCCGTCTGTCGAAATGGATCAACCCCCGTAAACGTCTTGGTGTTGAGGTGGCCCGTTCTGCTGTGGACGCCCAGGTGCATGTCGCCGGCGTTTCGCGTGTCGAGCTGACCGGGTGGGTCGACCTGGCCCCTACTAAAGCCCAGGCCGCGTACTGCACTGGTTACAGCGTGAGGTTGGCGGATGAAAAGCCTACTTCCCAGCAATAGCACGCAGTTGGAGCGCGCCATGGAGGCAGCGCTTTACGAAAAAACCATTGTTCCGTTGCGCACGCTCTACAACGCCGATACCTGTCCGGCCCATTTGCTGTTGCACCTGGCGTGGGCCTGGTCGGTCGACCGCTGGGATTACCGCTGGAGCGAGGCGACCAAGCGGGCCGCCATCAAGGCCTCTTATTACATCCACAAGCACAAAGGCACGATTGGCGCATTGCGTCGTGTGGTCGAGCCGCTGGGTTACCTGATCGAGGTCATGGAGTGGTGGCAGACGACGCCCGAAGGGGTGCCGGGCACGTTCGCCCTGAAGGTCGGTGTTCTGGATACCGGCATTACCGAAGAAATGTACGAAGAGCTGACCCGGCTCATTGATGACGCCAAGCCTGTCAGTCGGCATATGACCGGCCTGGCGATAAGTCTGGAGACCACCGGTTACATCGGCATCGGCGCCTGTGTAAGTGAGGGTGAAGTGATCGACGTTTACCCACCAACTCCCCGCGATATCGAGGTGACCGGCACCTATGGCCTGGTCATGTGTATTGATGAAATTGACACCCTGGACGTGTATCCATGATTGATCAGAACAGTCAGTTTTTTGCCATCCTTACGGCAGTGGGCGAGGCGAAACAGGCAAACGCTACCGCCCTGGGCCAGCCCTGGACCTTCGCCCATATGGGCGTGGGGGATGCCAACGGCGCGGACCCAATCCCCAACCGCACGCAAACGCGCCTGATTAACGAATGGCGCCGCGCGGCGGTCAATCAGGTGCGAACCGATCCGGCAAATCCGAACATCATCATCACCGAGCAGGTTATCCCGGCAGACGTGGGCGGTAAGTGGATTCGGGAAATCGCTCTGTATGACGCCGATGGCGACATGGTGGCGGTAGCCAACTGTGCGCCGAGCTTCAAGCCTTTGCTTGTGCAGGGTACCGGCAAGACCCAAATTATTCGGATGAACTTCATCGTCGCGAATACTGCGAGTGTCGTCCTGAAGATTGACCCGGCGATTGTTCTGGCGACCCGCGATTACGTTGACACTCAGATTGTTGAAGCCATGGCAAAAATGGACTTCAAACACTCGGTGTTGGTGGCAACCACGGCCAATATCGCCTTGAGCGGCGTGCAGACCATCGACGGCGTGCTGTTGCCGGCGGATGCGCGCGTGCTGGTGAAGAATCAAGCGGCCGCCAAGGAAAACGGCCTGTACGTGGTTTCTTCGACCGGCGTGTGGAAGCGCACCCAGGACGCAGACAGTAGCATCGAGGTAACGCCGGGCCTGTTCGTGAGTGTCGAAACCGGCACCGTCAACGGCGACAGCGTTTGGCAACTGGTGACGGATGCGCCGATTGTGCTGGGCACTACCGCTCTGGCCTTTGAATTGGCTGTGGGCCGCACCGGCGTCAGTGCTGGCTCTTATGCCAATGTCACCGTCGATAAGTACGGCCGCGTGATCGCAGGTACCAACCCGACCACGTTGGCGGGCCACGGTATTACCGACACTTACACCAAGGACCAAATCACGGCGATGATCGCCCAGGCCTCGGCCTTGCCGGTCGGCTCGATGATCGGTTTCCCGGTAGACAAGGTCGCGCCGGGCTTTCTGGAGCTGGACGGTAGCGTCAAAAGCGTTGCGACTTATCCAGACCTGGCGACGTTCCTGGGCGGGGCATTCAACAAGGGCGACGAGGGTGCCGGTAACTTCCGTTTGCCCGAGTCGCGCGGTGAGTTCCTGCGGGGCTGGGACCATGGGCGCGGGGTGGATGTCGGCCGGGCCATTGGTAGTTATCAGCTGGATGCAATGCAGAATATTTTGGGTAACGTCGGTGGGGTTCGGAATGATGCCGCCTCTGTTACGCCTAGCGGTCCCTTTACTGCCGTAAGTGAAGCAGGAAACTTTACTAACGGTGGGGCGCGTTTAACCAGCGTGTCTTTCGATGCTTCTAGAGTCGTTCGAACAGCTACCGAAAACCGCCCGCGTAGTCTCGCGGTGATTTGGTGCATCAAGGCCTGGAACGCGCCGATCAATCAGGGAAACATTGATATCGCGGCGCTGGTGCCTTTGGCCGCTCAGGCGACGGAAATCAATCAGGGAACGGCAAAGGTCGCCACTGCCGCGCAAATGCTCGACAGCGAAAATGATTCGGTCATGGTTACCCCTAAAAAGCTGCGCCTCGGCTTTAAGTTCTCGCCGGGCGCCAATGGTTACATCACTTTCCCCAGCTGGATGGGTGGTTTGATCATTCAGTGGGGAGCTCTTTCGATGGCGCAAGACACCGCCGCCGTGGCGACAATGTCAATTGCTTTCCCTACTGCGAATTTTTGGGAAGGCGTTACAGGGACCGTCAATCGAATCACGGGCGGCACAACGCAGTCAGCGACTAACGTAACCGCGCGCACTTTGTCGACGATTACTATCGCTAACGATGATGCTGCACAAGTCGTTAGATGGATCACGGTGGGGTACTGAATATGATCTTTTATAGCAAGTCTACCGGTGGCTTTTACGATTCCGATCTGCATTCTCACATCCCGGGGGATCGGGTAGAAATCACCGTAAGTGAGCGCACTGACTTACTGGCAGGCGAGTCTAGTGGGAAGTTGATTGTTGCGGATCAGCACGGGGTTCCGTTTCTTATGGACCCATTGCCGCCAACTACTGATGACCTAGCGAGCACCGAGAGAAAGTGGCGGGACGCTCAATTGCAGTCAGCCATGTGGTTGCGCGAGCGGCACCGTGATCAGCAAGAAATTGGTGGTGTTACCACGCTTTCAGATGATCAGTTCGGCGCCCTGTTGGTGTACATGCAGGCTTTGCGCGACTGGCCACAATCACCCGACTTTCCGGATGTTGAGCATCGCCCCGTCGCGCCGGCCTGGATCGCCGACCAATCTCAATAACTCCCCGCACTGATGGGGTGTTTTCTTTTCCGTTACGCGTAACACGAACAACCTACGGCCTCGCTTATGCGGGGCTTTTTCGTTTTTGGAGATTGAGCCCTATGAGTTTCTTTCACGGCATCACTACTTCGCTGATCGACACCGGCGCGCGCACTATCTCGCTCCCGTCGTCCTCGATCATCGGTCTGTGCGACACCTTCACGCCGGGCGTACTCGGTGGCGGAAGCGCCAAGGCGGGCGAGCTGAAGCTGATCACGTCCGAGCGTGAAGCCGTTGCCGCGTTCGGTGCCGATTCGGCAATCACCCGAGCTTGCCAAGCGATTTATGTACGGGCTAAGGCTGTAATCGTTGCCATAGGTGTCCCTAAGCTCGCTGACGCCGCACTGCAAACTTCCGCCATCATCGGTGGCGTTCTCGCTGATGGCCAGCGCACGGGCCTTCAGGCGCTGCTGGACGGCAAGAGCCGCCACAACGCCCAGCCCAAGTTGTTGATCGCCCCGGGCCACTCGGCCACGCAAGCTGTGGCCACCGCCATGGACGCACTGGCCGGCAAGTTGCGCGCGATTGCCATTATTGATGGCCCGAACACCACCGACGAGGCTGCCATGGCCTACGCGCTGAACTTCGGCAGTAAGCGCATTTACCTGGTGGATCCGGGCGTGCAGTTCTGGAGCACCGTCGAAAGCGCGACCGTTGATGCCCCGGCGTCGGCCTGGGTGGCAGGCCTGTTTGCCTGGACCGATGCGGAATACGGCTACTGGGCGTCGCCGTCGAACAAAGAGTTTGTTGGTATCACCGGTACCACCCGGCCGGTGGAATATTTGGATGGCGACGAGACTTGCCGGGCCAACCTGCTCAATAACGCGAACATCACCACAATTATTCGCGATGGCGGTTACCGCTTGTGGGGCAACCGTACCTGTTCGGCCGATGCCAAATGGTCCTTCGTAACCCGCGTGCGCACCTGCGACATCCTCATGGATGCGATCCAAGCGGGCCACAAGTGGGCCGTAGACCGCTCGATCACGAAAACCTATGTCTCTGACGTCACCGAGGGGCTTCAGGCCTTCATGCGTGACCAGAAGAACGCCGGTGCGGTGATCAACTTCGAAGTCTACGCGGACACCGAGCGCAACACGGCCAGCCAAATCGAGCAGGGGAAAATCTACTGGCGCATTCGCTTCACCGACGTGCCGCCGGCCGAGAACCCTAATTTCCTGATTGAAGTCACCAATGAGTGGCTGACCGAAGTTCTTGAAGCAGCCTAAGGGGGCCGAGCAATGATTCCTGAAATGTTGACCAACTGCGTCATGTTTGCTGATGGCGTGAGCTTTTCCGGTGACGTGCCGTCTATGACGCTGCCCAAACTCTCGGTCAAAACCGAGGAATACCGGGGCGGTGGTATGAGCGGCCCGGTCGACCTGCCCACCGGCTTGGAAAAGCTGGAGGCGGCTTTCACCACCAACGGCGTGCGTAAAGAGGCGCTGAAGTTCTTTGGCCTGGCGGATCAGACCGCGTGCAACCTCGTTTTCCGTGGCTCGTTCAGGGGCCAGAAAGGCACCGTCAAGTCGGTAACGGTGACCCTGCGCGGCTCGCTCAAAGAGGTCGACATGGGCGATTGGAAGCCAGGCGACAAGGCCGAAATCAAGCACGCCGTGGCTGTTACCTATTACAAGCTCGAAATTGACGGGCGTGTGATGTTCGAAATCGACTTTGCCAACATGGTGCAGGTGATCAACGGTGTTGATCAGCTGGCCGCTGAACGTTCGGCCCTGGGCCTCTAAGGATTGATGACATGACCGATTCTCTTACTGCGCCGCTGCCGTCCTGGCTTGTCCTGAGTGATGACGGCGTTACCGTAACGCTGAAGCACAAGGCCAACTTTAATGGGGTTGTGACCGACAAGCTGATGATGCGCGCGCCCAGCGTAAAGGATGTTATGGCCGCCAAGATAGTTGGCAATGGTGACCATGAAAAAGTGGAGCTGAACCTGTTTTGCAGCCTGCTCACGGCGACCGAAGCAGAGCTCACGGCCCTTAAATACAAGGACTATATGCGCCTTCAAGCGGGCTATTTTCGCCTGGTTGAGGAAGACGACGTGTAACGAAGCCACGCTTAAGGTGCTGGCCAAGCGCTTGGCAAAAGAGACGGGTTTTTCGTCTGCCGAGATCCTGGCCATGCCCTTTAACGTGATGGTGTGGTGGCTCACGGATTGAGCCGCTGTTGATCTACCCGACGTATAGGGCGCGCACATGGCGAACAAACTTGCTCTCGGCCTGGTGATTGGCGGGGCCGTCAGCTCGACGGTAGGGGCGGCGTTCAAGGACGTCAGCAACAAAATCAAAAAGCTGGAGGAACAAGGCAACAGGGCGCGGATACTGCAAAAGACCATCGGCGAAACCATGCGTTTGCGTGAGGAATGGCTCAAAGCGCACATGGCTGGCGAAAAGGGCGCTGATGCGCTACGGCGGAAGCTGGAGAGTAATCTGGATGGCCTGCGCAAGCAGGGCGTTGAAGTGCGCAACCTGACCAAGGCTTACTCGGCCATGGGGCAGGCGGCGACCAGGGCTGAGCTTAAAGCCAAAGGCCACATGCAGCTCGACGCTGGCAAGCAGCAGATGAGAAGTAGCATTGGTCAAGCGGCGGCCGCCACGGCGGCAATGGCCATACCGACGAAGGCTAGTGCTGACTTTGGCGCGATCATTCGTGACATTGCGATCAAGGCGAACATTGCCAATACGTCCCAAGAAGCGCAGATGTCGAAAACGATCATCGGCACTTCGCGCGATACCGGCATGGCGCGTAATCAGGTGGCCGAGGTGGTCAATGCCCTGGTGGGTGCTGGTATGGAGCTGGATAAGGCCCTGTCATACGCACCGGTGGCGGCCAAGTTTGCGGTTGGCCAGGGTTCGGACGGCGGCGAGACTGCCCGCATGATCAACGCCCTGGGGCAGAACGCCAAAATCTCCGACCCGGCCGTGATGCAGAAAGCGCTGGAGGCGATTGCCTATCAGGGCCAGGCGGGTAGTTTTGAGGCGGCCGACATGGCGCGATGGTTCCCCGAGTTGCTGGCAGGCATGGGCAAGATCGGCATTACTGGCATGGATGCGGTTACGCAACTGGGCTCAATGCTTCAGGTGCAAATGAAGACCGCCGGCGGCGCCGACGAAGCGGCCAACAACCTGAAGAACTGGATGGAGAAAATCGGTTCTGGCGACACGGTTAAGGCCTACAAGGATGCCGGGATTGATTACCAAGGGTCGATGAATACCGGCCTGCAGAACGGTAAATCAACCTTGGAATCCAGCTTTGAGCTGGCACAGAAGTACATTGCGGCAACGGATCCGAAGAAGGCCGCCGCGATGGCGGCGGCTACAGCCAAGATCAGTAAGGAGACTGACCCCGAAAAAGCCAAGGCCATGATTGCATCCCTGGAGCAAGCGTTGCGCACTGGGGATCTGTTCGCGGACATGCAGGTTAAGGGCGCTTTGACGGCCTACATGCAAAACAAAGAGCTGTATGCGCAGCTCAAGAAAGACTCGGCCAGTGCCACCGGGATCCTTGATAAGAACCTTGAGGAGCGCCGGCAGGCGTCAGCGCAAAAATGGGCGGAAATGGCCCAAGGCATGGACGAGGCCATGCGCGCCATTGGTGACGCATTCCGACCTGTCACTGACAAAGTGGCGGATGGGTTGGCTTACGTCACCCAGGGGCTCGCCAAGCTGTCGGACGAGTCTCCCCGGGTAGTGACGGGGATCGGTGCGGCCGTGGCGGCCGTGATCGTTTTCCAGGCTGCAATGAGCAGTTTCAAGATCGCCAAGGGCTTGCTCAACATTGGGCGCGGCTCGCTGATGGGCAATCCCAATATCCCGCAAAAAGTCATTGTTACCAACATGCCCATGGGTGGATCTGGTGGCATGGGAATGGGTGACCTCGATGACACCGGCGTAAAGGACGGGAAAGGTAAGGGCAAGGGCGGCGGTCGTGGTGGTCGAAGCCCAGGGCGCGGCATTGGGGCGGGCATGAAGGGGCCGGCAGTATTGGCGGTTATAGAAGCCGGTTTTAAGGTCAAAGACACTTACGACAACGCTGAAACCCAGGACGAAAAAGCCGAGGGCTATGGCGCTGCCGCTGGTGGTCTTGCTGGCACGCTCGCTGGAGCGGCGGCCGGTGCCGCCATTGGTTCGGCGGTTCCGGTAATCGGCACCATCTTAGGCGGTTTGATCGGCGGCTATTTGGGCAGCTTGGGCGGTGACGCCCTGGGCGGTGCCATCGGCAAGTCGATGTTTGGCGCTGACGAAAGCAAGAAGGTCATGCCCGTGGCCGGCCCATTGATGATGAAGGATGCCGGCAAGGATATCCCGCCGGTACTAGGGGATATCGCCAAGTCGTTCGCGCCTTCGCGCACGGGGCCTCTCATGTTGACCAATCCGGGCCAGGGCGCGTTACCGGCAGTACCTGGCGCAATCAATCCGGGTGATGCCGCTCGCTCCATGATGTTGCCGCAGGCTAGCGCTGACGCGGTTGCAGCGCCACTTGCGGCGGCCGTGGTGGCGAAGGTCCAGCCGGCCAAGATCGAGCCAAAAGTGGACATTCACGCGCCTATCACGCTGACGGTGCAAGGCGATGTGAAGGATCCGGCCGAGCTAATGGCCCAGCTGCGGCCGCTAATGGAGCAGCAGCAACGGGAAATTGCCCAGCAGCTCGAAAACCGCAAGCTATACGACGCGCCGCACACCTAAGGGGGGAATATGGAATCACTGGCACAGCTACAGTCTGGCCTGAAGTACCTGGCCTCGGCCGGCGAAGCGGGCAGGCGCAGTATTGACGGGGTGATTGGGCCGGTAAACGGTGCTATTAGCGAAATCACCGGCGCGGCCAACGAGCTGGAGGATCTGCCGTTTATTGGCCCTGCCGTGGGGGAGAAGCTTCAGCGAGTCATGCGCGGTATTGCCACTGCCCAAGCCAAGGTTGGCCAGGTGGTGGCCACCTACAACCGTGCTACGCGCGCGCTGTCGCAGATTGACGAGCGCCTGGGCACCTTGAAGGAGCAGGCAGGGCGGGCAGCTACCGCGATCAACAAGATCGCCGGAAAGATTGACCCGTCGTTGGCCAACATCCTGCCCACCGGTGCGTTTGCCACGGACGGCACGCCGGCGAAAGAGGCGGTGAAGCCTTTTCCCCATCTACTGATCATTCAGCCGCTGGACCCGAAGGCGCAACCGTATTACTTCAACCTTGATACGGCGGCCTTTGATTCGCTGCGGCGCTCGACTGAATACCGCTGGGCCTCCCAGGAGCGCCTGACGCGTCGGTCGGCCCAGCAGGCCGTGGGCATGGGTGACGATAAGATAACGCTCAAGGGCGATATTTTCCCGGGCTACCGTGGCGGTCTGGAACAGCTCAATACGTTGCGCTCGATAGGCTCCCAGCTCAAGCCGGTGACCCTGACCACGGGTTATGGCTTTGTGCTGGGTACCTGGTGCCTCAAGACCATTGACGAAGATCAAAGCGCGCTGATGCAGGGCGGTATCCCCCGCAAGCAGGCGTTTACCTTGGAGTTTGTGCGCTATGGCGACGACATGCAGAACATCTGAAGGCGATCTGTTGGACACGATTTGCCATAACTTCTATGGCCATCTGGTGGGCAGTGTTGAGGCCGTGCTTGCGGCCAATCAGGGCCTGGCGGACGAGGATCAGCCTTACCGCGCCGGCGTGGTGATTGTCTTGCCGGATCTGCCTGGCCCTGTGGATGAGCAAGTGGCGCTGTGGGATTGATTCAGTTCTATCGGCTGAGCCCTTGTCCCGTTATGCCTAACGCCTCCCTTTCCTAGAGCCCGCCCAGTGCGGGTTTTTTATTGGCCAATGCCCTATGACTCCCCAATTCAGAATCGTCGCGAACGGTTCCGATATCACGTCGCTGATTAACGATCGACTTTTGCTGTTGCGCACCACGGACAAGCCCGGCATGGAGTCGGACGAATTTGAGCTGCGCATTGATGACCGCGACGGCCTGGTGACGCTGCCCAAGCGCGGCGCCGGGATCGAGGTCTACCTTGGCTATGCGGAAACGTCCCTGGTGCGCCTGGGTCGTTATGTGGTCGATGAGATCGAGGTATCGGGTCCGCCGGACACCATCGTTATCCGGGGCAAGGCGAGCGACATGCGCGGCACTGGCAAGTCGATCCGCAGCGGCAGTTGGGAAGACGTGCCACTGTCGAAAATCGTTTCCGACATCGCGGCGCGCAATGGCTGGACGCCGGCCTGCACCATCGCCACGAAAGTCGCTCGGGCTGACCAGCTCCACGAATCTGACTTCAGCTTTGTCACGCGCCTGGCCAAGCAATACGATTGCACCGCCAAGGTGGGCGACGGCAAGTTGATGGTGATGCAGCGCCAAGCTGGGCTAAGTGCCAGCGGCAAGGTGATTGGCGCGATCACCATCACGCGCAGCGACGTAAGCCGCTGGCAGTTTCGCCTGGGCGACCGTAACGCGCACAAGACCGTGGCGGCCAAGCACCAGGACAAGAAGACGGGCAAGTTATCGGTTGTATCCCTGGACAACGACGACGTGCCGGATGGCCTGCCGGCAGTGCACACCGACCGCCATATTCACCCGAACAAGACCGCCGCCGAGTCAGCGGCTAAGGCGCGATTGGCTGCGTTCAACCGCTCGACGGCGGGCGTGCGCCTGGAAATGGTCGGGCGCACGGATCTTTTCGCGGAGCGCTCAATCAACGCCCAGGGCTTCAAGGTGGGGCTCGATGGCGAGTATCTGGTGGATTCCGTGGAGCAGACATTCACCCAAGCCGGCTGGTCCACCACCGTCGAGTGCAACGGTGGCAAAAAGGGCAAAGCAAAAGCCAAGGGCAAGAAGCCGAAGAAAGCCGCGAAGCCCGTCAAGGTTGTCAGCCTGGCGTAGCGACTCTTTGCACCATCCATACCCGCCGCGTGCGGGCGATTCACGTTAGGAGCTTGTATGCCAATTACTCAGCAGCAGTTGCTGCAGATCCTCCCGAACGCCGGCCGCCAAGCCGGCGTTTTTGTTTCTGTCCTGAACACGGCCATGAACCGTTACGGCATTGTCGGCGCAAGACGAGCCGCTGCATTCATCGCCCAGGTCGGGCATGAGTCAGGCCAGTTGCGCTACGTGCGCGAGATTTGGGGGCCGACGGCGCAGCAGGCCGGCTACGAAGGCCGCGCCGACCTCGGCAATATCGTGCCGGGTGATGGCTCCAAGTACCGTGGCCGGGGCCTGATCCAGATAACGGGCCGTGCGAACTATGCTGCGTGCGGTGAGGCGCTGGGCCTGGACTTGATCAATCAACCAACACTGTTGGAGCAGCCGCAATACGCCGCCATGTCGGCGGCCTGGTTCTGGTCCACGAAAGGCCTGAACACGCTGGCGGATCAGGGTGATTTCCCGAAGATCACCCGCCGCATTAACGGTGGACTCAACGGCCTAGAAGATCGCCTGCAACTGTGGGAGCGGGCGAAGAAGGTGCTGGCATGACGCCTTTGCAGAAGCTGGCCGGGCTGGTGCTGCTGATCCTGGTGCTGATGGCCAGCGTCGCGGGCGTGACCTGGCAGGTTCAGGACTGGCGCATGGGCAAACAGCTTTCCGAGCAGGCAGGCCTGCACCAGGCAGACCTCGCTGCCATCGGAGCTGCTGCTGCCGCCCAGGCCCGCACCGAGCAGGACAAACGCCTGGCTACAGAGCGGAAGCTCGCCGCCCAGGACCAACAACACACCAAGGAATTATCCGATGCCCAACGCAGTCAGGCTCTTTTGCGCGATCGCCTTGCCACTGCTGATGTGCGCCTGTCAGTCCTCCTCGCCGAGGATCCAGCCGATGGCTGCAACGTGCCTTCCGCCCCCGGCGCCGTCGGCGTGGTTCATGCAGCCCGTCGAGCCCAACTTGACCCAGCGCATGCTCAAAGAATTATCGGCATTACCGACGACGGCGACCAAGGATTGATCGCGTTGCGGGCATGTCAAGCGTACGTCAGGGAAATTGCCCGCTGACCTAAAATCGCGGCCGCTAAAAATTAGAATGATCTCAATGAAAACCTCACTTGCAAAGGATTGCAAAAATGACAACCCCAATCGTTCCATGGATGGGTGGCAAGCGCCGCTTGGCTGATCGCTTGATCCCTCTCTTCCCTCCACATGAGTGCTATGTCGAGGTCTTCGCTGGCGGCGCCGCCCTTTACTTTATGCGGCCCCAGGCGGCCCCCGTTGAAGTTCTCAACGACATCAATGGCGACCTGGTTACGCTTTATCGGGTGGTGCAAAACCATCTGGAGGAGTTCGTGCGCCAGTTCAAATGGGCGCTCAGTTCTAGGCAAGTATTTGAGTGGCATAAGATGACCAGGCCGGAAACGCTCACCGACATCCAGCGAGCTGCTAGGTTTTTCTACCTGCAACACCATGCCTTCGCCGGCAAGGTGAGTGGACAGACCTTCGGTACAGCAACAACTGGCCCAGCCATTAACCTATTGCGGATCGAGGAGAATCTGTCTGCAGCTTGGCAACGGCTGTCCGGCACCTATGTCGAGAACTTGGGATGGCTTGAATGCGCTGAACGATACGATCGACCGCACACCTTCCATTACATGGACCCGCCTTACTGGCAGACTGTCGGATATGGCGTGGACTTCCCCTTTGAAAACTATGAGCGGATGGCCGACTTCATGCGCCGCTGTAAAGGCAAGGTGATGGTGAGCATCAACGATCACCCTGATATCCGGCGGGTTTTTGAAGGGTTCCACTTCGAAACGCTGGACATTCGGTACAGCACCACCAATCAGCGTCAGGGAAAGGCCGAGGTCAGCGGCGAGCTCGTGATTATGAATTGGAAGCCCTCCGACTTAGGCGGGCTGTTCTAAGGGGCCGGCTGTATCAGCTTGGGCCCCTGGTTCCGCACATTGCCCACAGCGGTATCGACCTTGAACCATTCGAAGGCTTCGGTCGGTTCGCCCTGATGCAGCACCATCTGCTCGGCGCGCTCTTGGGGCGTAGCCGGGTCCAACCATTCCCGAGCCAACTCCGGCGTCAGCACTACGGGCCGACGGTCGTGGATGTCCACCATGCCGCCGGCGCTGTCGGCGGTGATGATCACAAAGCCGTCATGCTCCCCAGGTCCTTCGTCCGCGTCTGGCAGTTGGCCAATGGCCGCGCACAGCACTGGCGCGCCGTCCCGCCGACGGATCAAATACGGCTGTTTCTTCGGGCCGCCTTCGTCCACCCATTCAAACCAATTGTCTATGGGTGTGATTACACGATGCGGCCAGATCGCCCGGAAGAAAGGGCCGTGGGCAACCTTCTCGACACGGGCATTGATCGGCGCGGCACGATCCTTTGCCCAGTGCGGCCGCCATCCCCACCTTACCTGGTCGGCGTGCAGTAATTCGCCCTGCAGGTGAAGCAGCGCAACCTGCATTGTCGGCGCGACGTTGTAGCGCTCGATCGGTTGATCGCCTACAGAGTTGGCCAGAGCATTAGGCATGCTCAGCGCTGCAACAAAGTCATGGATGCCGCGGTACTGCGTCAATCTTCCGCACATGGTCGTCTCCGCTCGTCGGGGGTGGTGAACCCCCAGGATTCGGTCAGTATCTACAGGGTAGACACTGGGCCAGAGCATTCGTCATGACGATCAGTAATGGGCAAGGCAATGCATTAGAGGGATCAACTCCGCCGAGCATTCGGGCAGCGACCGGATCTCTATCCCCTCAAGAGCGGTACGACACGAGCATCTCCGCTGCGAACGTTTTGAGGTCGCATGGACTGATTGACGCGGCCGGTTGGATCGACTTGTCAGATAGAGCTCTGACTGTATACGCAGACGAGCTAGGTTGAAGGCTCTTTTAGATTTTTCAGCTCCATCAGCAGTCGCTGGTTCTCTCTCAGTAAGTAGTCGCGCTGGCCGGTAACCAGATCTATGGGACGGAAGCTCACATTGTCAGGCGCCTGATTGGTCACGGCTGAACCGCGCTCGATGGCTTCTCTGAGAGCCGCCTCTGCTGATGCCTTTCCGGTGGCGAGCAGGTCATTCATCTGCACCAGGCCTGCGATGTTGGCCCGCGCCTTTCTGAGCATCGATTCAGTCTCGATGAGCTCGTCCTCAAGCAGGGCGCACTGGTGTTGGTACATTTCGAGGGGTGTGGGGCAGCCAAGCCACGCGGAGTTGTCTTCGTCGATATTCATAGTGGATTAACTCAAATGCTGTATATGCATACAGTAATGGAGGTTTGTCCGGTGTGCGATTTGAGGCGACGGGAGGCTATCCGTCAGGAGACATGAGCACGGCCAGTGTAAGCTTGATGAACTCTTCGTTGTCGTCGATGGTATGCAGCGCACCCCGAATATTTTCTGCGACCTCAGCGGAGCCACGCTGCTCAACCCAGTTCGATAGCTCCATGATGGAAGCCTCAAGGGCCAGCTGGTTTTCGTAGAGCTTGGATAGAAGGGAGGGGAGTAGGTCTGAGTTTGGCATAGGCGTTCCTCTGGCGGAGTGAAGAGCTTAGCAGTCGGTTCTTTGGGCAGTTGTGTTCGGTCGGCAGGACGCCGTGGGAGGGGGGGATCTCGTACCAATTTTTGTACCACTGACCGCGTTCCGCTATCGAATGGTGTGTATCCCAAAGTAGGAAAGGCCCTGTATTTGCTGGGCCTTGCTACTTTGTAAAACTCTGGAAAACACAAAATTAATATTAGGAGTATGGACGAGAGACTGTCGAATGTTCTTCTAAAACCAGACGAAAGTACTTAAGAACTAAGAAAAAACAGGGTTTATCACGGGCAATAAAAAGCCCTGCGATAAGGCAGGGCTTTTTCAGTACGCCTGGTTATTAATCGTGCAGGGTTTCTGCGGCGTACAGGGTATTTTCCAGCAGGCAGGCACGGGTCATCGGGCCGACACCGCCGGGTACTGGGGTAATCCAGCCAGCACGGGGCAGGGCGGTCTCGTACACCACATCGCCGACCAGCTTGCCGTCTTCCTGGCGGTTGATGCCCACGTCGATGACGATGGCGCCTTCCTTGATCCACTCACCCTTGACCAGCCCCGGCTTGCCGGCGGCGACTACCACCAGGTCGGCGCGGCCGACGTGGCCGGCGAGGTCCTTGGTGAAGCGGTGGGTGACGGTCACGGTGCAGCCGGCCAGCAGCAACTCCATGGCCATCGGGCGACCCACGATGTTGGACGCGCCGACAACCACGGCGTCGAGTCCGTACAGGTCGACGCCGGTGCTTTCCAGCAGGGTCATGATGCCTTTCGGGGTGCACGGGCGCAGCAGCGGGATACGCTGGGCCAGGCGGCCGACATTATAAGGGTGGAAACCGTCGACATCTTTGTCCGGGCGAATGCGCTCCAGCAATTTGGAGGCGTCCAGATGGTCGGGCAGCGGCAGCTGGAGCAGGATGCCATCCATCTTCGGGTCTTCGTTGAGGCCATCGATCAGGTCCGTAAGGGCCTGCTGGGTGGTCTCGGAAGGCAAGTCGTAGGCCTTGGAAATAAAGCCGACCTCTTCACAGTCTTTACGCTTGTGCGAGACATAAACCTGAGAGGCAGGATCGCTGCCGACCAGGATCACCGCGAGGCCGGGCGTGCGCAGGCCTTGCTGGCTACGCTCGGTGACGCGTTTGGCGATCTGCTGGCGCAGGCTGGCGGCGATTGATTTGCCGTCGATAAGTTGTGCAGTCAT